TGTATGTGATCTTGCGTATAAGTACTATCCTTCATTCACATCCATTCACGTTCGTTTAAACCTGTTTCACCAGTTCCGCGTCATTACTGGTAATAACGCATATATATGTTTCATACCGTTTCACATTGATCCCTTTCGTGCCGTAAGATGTGTGTACCAAATTGCGTACCAAATCTAACTTAGGCAGGCAAGGAACTATGCCCCTTAACGACACGAAACTTAAACGTATTGACGGAAAGCCCTATGATGGGCCTGTTGAAATTCCTGATGGTGGTGGATTGTCTGTCAGGATCAGCCCCAAAGGACTTATAACATTCCAGTATCGCTATCGCTTCAATGGAAAGCCTGTACGTCTAAAATTAGGCGTCTACGGAAGCATGTCCATTAAAGAAGCAAGAGATGCGGTGGAGGTTTGCAAGAAGTGGTTGAGTGAAGGCAAGAATCCAGCCGTCTACAGAAAGCTGGACAAGAAAAAGAAAACTGAATCTCCAGATATCGCCACTTTGGTTAATGAATGGCTAGATACACCATCCGCTAAGGATCTGGTCAAATACGAATACTGGAAGAGGATGCTTAAACTTCATGTCACCGATCTGTATGGACAATTGATTGTCGACGACATGGACCCCACGCACTGGGAAAAGATTTTTCTCGCAATTACGAAATCCGGCTCTCCTGTACAGGCAGGAAACGTACTGGTGAAAATGAAACAAGTGATAAAGTATGCACTTCGTAGAAAACGGATTACGTCTAATTCGCTAATGCTTCTAGAACTGACTGATGTTGGTAAATTACCAGAAGACGGGGAGCGGTTTCTCAACGATGTTGAAATAGGGAAATTCTGGCTAGCTATCGATAAAACCAGAATGTCATGGCAGAACAAAATGGTAATGCGATTGCTTCTGTTAACTGGATGTCGTGGGGTTGAGTTAAGGCTTGCGAGGAAGGTGGATTTCGATCTTGATGGTAGGATATGGGTTATCCCGAAAGAAAACTCAAAGACCAGAAAGCGGTTTGTGCGTGGCTTGTCTGAGCTATCTGTTGAGTGTCTTAAGCAGGTATTCGAGGTTTATCCAGGCAATTCTATAGTTTTTCCTCCAGCGACACTACAGGAGGACAGGCCGATGGCTGCGGGAACAATTATTTCACTGGCAGAACAGGTAGAAACAATGATGGATTGTCCACACTGGTCTGCACATGATCTTCGGCGTACCTGTAAAACTAAAATGGCTGAATTGGGCGTTGCGCCACATGTTTCTGAAAAAATACTTGGGCATAAACTTACCGGGATGCTGGCAGTCTATGACCAGTATGATTACATCCCGGAGCAGCAGGAGGCAGCAGATAAATGGGCTCAGAAGGTACTTGATTGCGCATCAGCAATCAGCCCCTTATCTTTGCAGAACTGAATGACCTCAACATAACGGAAAAGAGCCCCTCCTTTTGGAGGGTGAAGTTCTGTTACTTCCTTTGGGAATGGGGTGCCTGTTTGCTCCCACTGTTTACGTTTGCGGTAGAATGTGGTTCTGGAGATGCCACCCAGCATCTCCTGTACGCGCTCCCGGTTTATAAGAACCGGTTGAATATTGATTGGTTGCATATTCAACTATCTCCATAAAACAAAACTCGCCGTAGCGAGTTCAGATAAAAGAAATCCCCGCGAGCGCGAGGATTGTTATTGCTGCGGTGATGCCAGCAGTGGAGGCAACATCATCCATAGATACACTTCATCAAGTCCGAATGATGTTCCATCATGCAGGTCTAGCCAGTCGTCAATAACTTGCCGGCTACGTATTCACCATGCTTTGACACTGCTGAAATGTAAGCACCTTGCTCAGGCATCCGCTCACTACAGCTTATCCAACCATCCTGAGTTACTGGAGAGCTTCCAGCGAACTCGGGCATATCTGGACCTTTTCTGATAGCTTTAGCCAGCTCCAGCGGGTCATCGTAAAGCCAGTCGCCTGTAAGTGGGGGTTTGCTTCTGCAAGCTGCGCAGCCCATTCAAGGCCGTCTTTTTGACCTTGCAGATAATACAGCGCCAACTCATCATGATTACTTACAGGTTCGACCCCCTGAAGCATTGCGGCGCGACAGGAATCCATAAATTCCAGCGCTGTCATTAGGTCACGCCTGTTGACCTTGCAAGAATGCTCATCAATGTGGTGCCATTCACTTAGATGGTCAGCCTGATACTGGAAACGCTCAATGATGCCACTGATATCATCCGGCACTACCGGCACTGGCTGCTCTTTGAATTCGTCGGCATAATGAATAACCCGGTCAATGAGACGCTGTATCCAGCGCTCTATCTGGAAATTAAACTCTTCCTTTGATTCAGGTAACGCAACACCAACAACACCCAACGCCTTGTCCAGATTTTTAGGGATAAATTTTTTGTCTACCGGCACAGGCTGGGCGTGACGATAGAGCGGGATATCTCCCACCTCCTGGTTTTGTTTACCCCAAATCAAAGAGGTTTCTCGACCCCTGGCAATATGATGAAGATTTCGTTCGTCGGTGAACACAACGGGGTCGGCACCTTTCTCCGCTTCGAGCGATGCCAGTGCGATACGCGCCAGCTTCAATTCGAATATCTGCGCTTCCCACCCATTAGCTAAATCGGATTCAATTTGCTCAATGAATGCCTTAACTTCTTCTTTGGTAATAGTGGTCATACTGCCCATCCTCTGCGTTGATGCCCCAGCGCGTAGCGTGCTTCTATCGGATCGTCTTCTTCGTATTCGCAATTAACGCTTTTAACCATTGCCATACAGCACTCGTTACAGCACCGATAGGACATGAGTTCGCCGTCGAATTTCCAGGTCGTACTACGATGATTTTCACCTTTTAAAATTTCACCAGCGCAAATGTGGCATTTGTATTCACCGCGGGAGGTAACAATTTTGTTTGATAGTTCGGTATCGAATGGTGTTCCGAAATCACCTTCGAAAAGGTCAAAATCCAGCGCGGCATCTAAGTCCTGCTTATTATTGGTAATAGTGGTCATGCTGCGCTTCCTTCTGTCTTGTTCACGATTACGCCGCCGTCACAGTGTGGGCACTTCTCACCCTGCTGGCCTCGCTTATCAATTACTCGACCGTATGAGCAGCGATAACAGCGCAGTTTTTTGGCCTTATCTGTAGCTCTGATAATGTCCCTTCCAAACCCCATAGACACGCGCTCCAGATAGCCGCGATTTATCAGGTTCTCAGCCATCACCCCGACTTTCACCGGGAGAAGCGGATCACCATCCCACAGCGCTGTTTTTCTGGTTGGGGAGATTTCAATTTCCCAGTAGTGAACTATGGCGGGCTTTAAAAACTCACGCTCACGTTTATTGAGTGGCTTATCCATCAATCCCCCTTAACCTTGATGCCAGCGGCGCTCTCAAGTAATTCGTCAGCGGCCTGAATTTCAGGATGTTCGTCATAATCAGGCAGGTAGCGACGGGCTACTGCTGCAAGGCTATTTAGCACCTTGCAGTGTTCTGCTATGCGGTGTTCTGCGGCCTCCAACTTTTCACGCGCATCCCGCATATCATCACGCAGCGCCAGCGCCACGGCTTCGATCGCGTCTTTTTCCCGCTGGAGTTGAATATTCTCGTCAAGCAGCGCCAGCACGGTATCGGGGTTAGCGGCGGCGATAAACTCAGCGTTACGCTTGGCCGTTTCATCCCATGCCATGTGGTAATCGTGATCCCATTCGGTGTGGATGCACGCAGCAGTTGAGTTAATCATGTCGAGCAAAGATTCGTGACCGACATACACCGCGTATGAGTGGTAGCCAGACACCCTATCTTCGCCCTCGCCATATTCGCCGTCAGTATCGACAACATCAGACCACCATTCGCCTTTTGTCGCCTTCTCCGCCACTTCACGTAGCGCCCGTTTGTCTATTGTCACGCTGCACCGCCTTTACGAGGTTGGGCGGCGAACTCGCAAACTGTTACACCGCCTTCTTCTGTGTAATCTGCTGACGAGATATGCAGACCATGAACAATGCTGCCGTCGTCACGTTGAATGTTGCCAACCCACAGCAGTCCGTCAGTAAAATCACCGTACCCGGATTCATGACCGTCACCACATTGTGAACAAATTAACTCAATGTCCGATGGCTCAAGGAAAATTTGTTGAGGGACAAGCACGTAACCATCAGGGATTGCACTTGCCCGCACTTCAGCCAGCGCCGCGTATTTAGCCTCAAGTTCCGCATAATCACTATGACGCACCATATCAGTACAGAATGATTCTCCTGTTATTGGTGGTGATAACTGGTCACTGACAATTGTGTATATTTTCACTTCTTTCATTTCTTCCCACTCCGCAACATTGCATTCAGATATTTGTTTTCATTAACTGATGGAAAACTATTTCTCGCCAGCATTTCTTCGCGTGGAATATCTTTGATGGGTTTGAAGCGGTGTCGAATAATCATTTCCGATGGAAGGATTCCGGGGTCGTAGGACAAACCTCTCATGATGAATTCCTCAGTTATTGCTGATAGCGCCGTAACGCGAACGGTAATCACGAAGGCGCTGGTCTGTTTCAATGAATTTGGTGTAAGTGGCTTTGCGGAATGGCCGGATGGATGTCTGGTAAATTCGCTCGCGTTCTTCTTTCTCTGCAAGCCATATACAGTGGCGAAATTCCTTTTCCTCTTTCGTTTCCTGCGGTAGCGACATTATCAGGTCGTAGTTTTTTCTGAATTTATCCAGCACCTCCGATACGGAATTGCCGGAACAGCGGCGCGGGTCATCCGCACCATACAAAGGCGCTGGCATAATTTACTCCAGGGTAGGTTATCCGAATAATGTGGTACGTATAGGGTTATTTCTTTCGTAAACGTGATAGCCTGCTTTTTACCGACTCTTCACTTCGCCCGAGAATTTTTGCTACATTTCTTTGTGTATAGCCTGATGAGATAAGCGTCTGCATTCTTTTGTCTTCGTCGTCGCTCCATCTTGGCTTAACGAATGCCGTTTTTAATGACAGTTTTTTTGCTATGTAATAAAACTGATTTATGTTTAGGCCCAGATGTTCTGCTGCACGGCAAGCTACCATGCGACCGCAAACTGACTCCATCTCCGCTGGAGTTATGTTTAATCTTCTCATTAAGCCACCTGTTTAAGCTCATTTATTCTGATGTTCATTACCTGAACGCATTTTGTCTGCGCATCATCGTGACCATCCAATAATTGCCAGTCATGCTGATATCTCTCAATTAGCTTTTTCTTGTCAGTTTCTGTTGCTGCATAATCGCTGAAGTCTTTCAGGATTTGTTCGCAGTCAACCGATGGAGATTTCTGGTTGGTATTTTCTGGTGATGGTTGATTGCATGATGCTGGCATGGCCCAGTCCGGCAGCGATGGAGGGAGCCAGTAAAATCCTGTTCCATCCTTCATTTTGGCCCTGTGCCATCCTTGTTTCTTATCACTGGATATCTGCGCAAAACCTTCCTCAAGGTTATACAGATACCGACCAATTCCCCACTGAACGGCAGCACGCTTCATTGCGCCGGAGCGACCACCTTTGACGGCTTCTACCTGTGTGTTTTCAGCAGCATCCCATTTAGTTACCCATTCGGAATCAATCTTGATTGATATGCCGCATTCAACGCCACCGTTGTTGGGTATATCGCGGTATTCATTGCGCCATCCTGCTTTGCCGCAAACATCGTCCAGGCGTTTCATGATTGCCCTGTTCGTGACATAAGCCAGCACCATAGCCCACACTTTGCCATCACGTGTTTTACCACTTTGCTGTATTCGCCATTCGATATCTTCAGGATTGAATGGGGCGTCGAATTTATTCAAATCCATAATTCACCTCAGAATGGTAATTCGGAAGGATTAGCCAGAAATTCACCTTTGTTTATTCGCTCGTTTTTGGCTAATGAAAGGCAATTTCGTTTCATCGATTTATTACCTGACTTGCGCCAGTACATTGCCTCTGTCAGGTGATACTGACGTTTTAACCTGCTCAACTCCGGTGTCCTTGCTAAGTCCACTGGTATCATTTCAACCTCCATTCGCGAAAGGATTCTACAGCTTCGCGATACATTATTTTGTCACCAAGATAAACAGCAATTGCGAATTTAGACTGAATAGCCATAAGTGATTTATCCATTACACGGCACTCCTGGTTGATTCAGGATATCGACCAGACGTTTCCATCCGGCCCGTAATTTTCTGGTGATACGCTCTAAAAGTGATTCATTAAGGTGTGCGATACCCATGACGGCACCGCCCGCGATAGCAAATGTCATCGTGGGATTCTCCATTTTCATTTATTGGCATAGCGAAAACGCCTCGATATGAAGCGCTATTGATATACTGGTAAAAAAAGCCGCCCTGACTGCGAGCGGCAAATAACATCAAGGGATGATTTTTCGATTAACCAGAACGAGTCGTCGTCCTCGCTTGGTTACGAGCGATATTGCTCACATAGCAGACTCGTAAATCTGCTATAGGTGCTTATTCGCTGCCAAAAATACGCTTACCCAGTTACTTCATCTGCATATTCTTTACTTGTTAACCAATCCGGGCGTTCACCTTTACCAATATAGAAATCGATAATGTCCAGAAGACGTGGATAAAATTTAAGAGCTTTACGACCATCCATCTCAGCAATTTCCTGCTTACTATATTTTCTCCATTCCTCAACTGTGTGGTTCTGGCATCCTGCTCGTACATATTCACCGTTCGTTATACTTATGAAGTATTTCTCACCCAGAATTACGAAAGTGAGATCAGGCAGGTCGGCATCGCGCAGGTTGGCACCGCGCAGGTCGGCACCGCACAGGTCGGCACCGCGCAGGTCGGCACCGCACAGGTTGGCACCGCACAGGTTGGCACCGCGCAGGTTGGCACCGCGCAGGTTGGCACCGCGCAGGTCGGCACCGCACAGGTTGGCACCGCACAGGTTGGCACCGCACAGGTTGGCACCGCACAGGTTGGCATCGCGCAGGTTGGCACCGCGCAGGTTGGCACCGCGCAGGTCGGCTCTAGATCCGCTCTCACGCATTGAGGTAATCCACACTTTGTGTTCTTCAAGAATCTTCGATAAATCTGCTGAATTCATGTTGTTATTCCTTAAATTTTGGCAATAAAAAAGGCCGCATTGCGACCTGATTAGATGAAATGTTTTATACTAAAAAAGTATTTGCAGACTATTTTTTAGGTTTAAGTTTTTCCATGCTTTCTGCTAAAGTTCCTATTCTCGACCTTATTGTTGGAGTATCCAGTCCTCTTTGAATATCAACGTTTAATGAAAGTAATTCTCTACTCCATCCGGCTATAGCATCATGGAACTGTCTTGCTCTATTGGCTTGTCTTTTTCTACTGCTTTCAAGTTCTGTTAAAGTTTGTTTTGCTTCTATTTGTAATTTCCCTTTCCCTTCCTGTAGTGCATTTAGTGCGCACTGTCTCATTTCTGCTTTTATAAGAGGGTGTAGGTTTTCTGCTCCCAGGAAGATTACTTCATCAAGTGTTTTGAACAGAATTAAACAATCAGATTTTATTTTGGTGCGTGAATCTATACACTGAACTTCTACTGAAGGGACGCCACCATATTGTTTTACTCGCATGGCTGTGTAGCTGACTGTGCTCTTCAAGTTAATACTCCTGTAATTATCTCGCAGTTACATACTTTGCTCCTCTGTAACCAGCATTGTAGATCGCAATATCTGGTAAACACACGCCAGTTTCAGCAGGTTTGTGACCAAACTCATTTGCGTACACAATGGCCGCCCGCTCCAGATTGCGTATGTATTCTTCCAGTTGCCAGAATGCATCTTTCGCCATGAACTGAAGTGATTTTGCGTCTTCAATACGTTTTGGCGTTTCGTGTTTTCCTTTGGCCTGAATCTGCGCACGGCTAAGAGTAGGACGATGCAATACTTCTGAGCTTGCCGTTACCGCATTCTGAAGCGCTGCACGGCGTTCACGACGCCGACCTGATGCTGAGCCATTGAAAGCTGTTCTGCGTGTCATATAGACCTCCTGATGAACTTTGGTGATGCGATGCCAGATGCTTATCTTCTGGTTGCCTCGATGGACTGCAATTCATCGCATCCCAAAGCTCACTTTGGTCGTTCCGGCTTTTCAGCCGCGTAGATTCATCACTGAATCGTTGTATGTTCACCGTCCTGGTGAGTAGTGCGTCCTGCTGATGTGTTTATATTGAACCAATAGTACATAATATGCAAGAACTATTGGTACATTTTTATTGTAAATGCTTTGTTCTTTTAGTACGTTTTTGAAAAATAAATGAATTTATTTTTATAAATCCTCTATGCAATACTGTTCTGAACAAAAAACGAGCGAGGAATCAGTGTGAAAAGTGAGGATGAGTTCTTTACGGAGCTTCACCCGCAAGTGGTTGAGGTTCTCGGTACTGCGCTGATGCAGGTACTGGTGGAGCAGCGCGAACCTTCGCGTGAAGCTTTGATAGAAATGATTCAGGTACTGTGGCAGGAAGATGATGTGGACTTGGCCGTAGAACTGGCTATTGATGTTCTGACACTGCCGAAAGAGTAGATATCTTTGTGGTTACAAGGTGGCGGGCAAATGGAGTAAATAGCTATGCGTTGGCGTAATTATCAATGAGTTACGTTGGCTGGCGAATGGTTTACGTAGGGTTCGACAGGCAGTAAAAACCCGGCGCGGTGGCCGGGTTGAGATTATGGGCGAGCTATAGTTGATGCGTTTCCATTTTCGATTACGCCAGCTCGTATCGTGTAGCTTCCTAATATCTTTACTGTTCTGTTTTCTTTCATGGCGTCAAACAATAAAGCGATTTCATCTTTGTCATCTATAAACGAAGTGTCAACTGAAACCGGAAAGCTCTCTTCACTGGATGGTTCGCGACAGCTTAACGTTATTTTTTCTGCGGTACGCTTGATACTATCAATCACTAACTCCAGATTACGCTCTTCTTTTTTGGCCTTCTCGATGGGGTTTTTGATTATTTCATGCACATCTTTTTGAGAAAGGTTGAGCTTTGTCGCACCATCAATTTCAATTCTATCGGCATCGCTTACTGATTTGAGCACTCCGGTATATGCCTTGGAAACGTGCTCTTGGATACCCTCCGCTCTTTCGATAGTATCTACTCCAGCATTTGATCTCATGGCCTGAAGCATCCCATCCTTAAGAATGGTAAGCCTTTCGTTCTCCGATTTTATCTTAGCTTCTTGCTGCTTTGTTTCTTCCTGCTTTACTGCAATTTCAGCCTCAGATTTTAGATAAGACGTGCCAACCCATGCCCCACCGAATAGGGCAACAGCGAACAAGAAGCATGTTGTTTTTTGGGTTGGGCTCATCCCTTGTGTCACCTTATCAAATGCATTACCACAAGCTTCAGCTAAATCTTTCAGGGCTGTGATGATCTCTGTGCAGCCTGGCTTTATAGAGAATACAATCTCCGCATCTTCTCTATCCTGTGCGCCCAGTCTTTGCAAGTTATCGGTTTTATACTTAATTAGAGTATAAACCTTATACATCTCATTCTGAAACTCACAGATGCCTTGAGCCAAAGATGCCGGAAGCGTACCATTGTAGCGTGTTTCATCACCGAAAATCTTAAATTTAACAGATTCGAATAGCTCAATTTTTAACTGTTCTATCAGAATCTCTTCACCCGACTGGATGCGATGAAAAACACCCTCTAATGCATCCACGCTATCAATCGTGATTGTATTCATCACACTTAATCCCTTATCCATCATCACCCGAATATCTCATCAGGCCACTGGCTTAATTATTACGCAACCATTCCCTTGCTTCTATGTCATCAATGTGTCGTGATTGCTTTAAAATTCCAGCCACATATTCCACTTTGGATACTTCATAATATGGCAATGTAATTGGACGGTGATCTTGATTGATGCTTGTAAACTGATACTCTCCGTCTCGATCGTAACCAAGTACCTTAATCATGTTATGACCTTCGATAGTTCTTACGAAAACCTCATCACCAGGACATACTTTCGTGTTTGGCTCTATAAGAACGTATTCACCAGATTTGATGCGTGGCCACATGCTGTCGCCTTTTACACGCAAACCAAAGGCTTCTGGGTCATCACTATATATTTTTAACCATCCATCACGTTCTTCAGTCATTTCTATAGCGCCATCAACGCCAAGAATAGCTTCTCCAACCACTCGAACAAGTCCCTTTCTCAACTGACCAACAAAAGTTAAAGATTGTGGATCTGTAGTTGTATTTTGCCTTACAGAACCATGCTGAAGCCAAACAACATCAACTTTTAAAAAATTTGCCAGAGCGTTCATTTTTTCCTGGCGTGGCAAAGACTCAGCATTAAACCATTTGCTGACACCTTTTGACGATACATCAAGGGCTCTAGCAATGGCTATTCCCCTACCATGTTCGTCTAACCCAGCTTCTTTACAGGCCTGCGCTAGCCGCTGGGCAAATTCCTGACGCACTTTTTCATTTTGAGCCATGAGTTCGATAGTAAAGTAGTTGCAAAAACTTTCAGTTCAATCATAATATGTACTGAAAGTACAAAAAGGAGTAGCCAATGCAAAATCTTGATGAGCCGATTAAAGGTATCGGCATCCCGGAAGTTGCTAGGGCTTGCGGAGTTAGCGAAAGAGCAGTTTATAAATGGCTCAAAAATGGCTTCCTCCCTAAGACTGAATTTTTTGGGAAAACAAGATACGCCTCAAAAATTGAAGAAATTTCTGGGGGGAAGTTTCAGGCAGTTGATTTGCTTGAAATAAGTAAAAAAAATCTTTTATCAGCATAAGCTTTAATACCTCTTTTCACAACGGACATTCGTCCTACGTCGCTGAAAAGCGAACTCCAGATAACAAATCAACCACAGGTTTATGCGCCAGTGCGCATAGCCACAACTAACTATTAACTACAGGAATGTTCACATATGGAGCTCACAAGCACTCGCAAGAAAGCCAACGCAATTACCAGCAGCATCCTTAACCGGATAGCTATTCGTGGTCAGCGGAAAGTCGCTGATGCGTTAGGCGTTAACGAATCTCAAATTTCACGATGGAAAGGCGATTTCATTCCGAAGATTGGGATGTTATTGGCGGTTCTGGAGTGGGGTGTCGAGGATGAGGAGTTGGCAGAACTGGCAAAGAAAGTTGCGCATCTGCTGACAAAAGAAAAAGCCCCGAAGAACGGCGAATTCTTCGAGGCCTGATGTAGAAAGACTGGATCAATCCACAGGAGTAATTATGCCAAAACAACTCAGTCCTGACCAGGACAAATTACACAAAAACATACTACGTGATCGGTTCTTATCCAGCTTCAAACAGCCTGGTCGATTTCGGGCTGAGTTGGAGAAAGTGAAGCTAATACTGAAGAGGAAAGGTCATGAGTAATCTTGCAACAGTTACACCAATAAAACCTCATCTGGAGGTTGTGGAGCATCGCGTGGCAGAACTCGACGATGGCTACACCCGGACTGCAAATACACTGCTGGAAGCTGTCATGCTTTCTGGGCTTACTCAACATCAGCTACTGATTGTTATGGCTGTGTGGCGCAAGACATACGGTTATAACAAAAAAATAGATTGGATCGGAAATGAACAGTTCGCTGAACTCACTGGCATGGCGCCAACCAAATGTTCTACCGCCAAAAACGAGCTTATCAGAATGGGGGTTCTCACTCAGGTGGGGCGTCAGGTTGGTATGAATAAAAATATTTCCGAGTGGAAGACGAAGGTTAACGGATTCGGTAAAACATTTACCAGATCGGTAAAACTAACCTTCACCAAATCGGTAAAAACCAATTTACCGAATCAGTCAAACACAAAAGACAATATACAAAAGACAATAAATACAAATACCCCCTTACCCCCTAACGGGGGCGGCAATGGGCAGGTTAAACCTGAACGTCGCAAGGCAGAACGAATCGACTATGAATCCTTCCTGAACGCCTACAACACCGAAGTTGGTGACAGACTTCCACATGCTGTTTCGGTCAACGAGAAACGGAAACGCCGCCTGAAGAAAATCATCCCGCAACTGAAAACGCCAAACGTGGACGGTTTCAGGGCGTATGTCAGGGCGTTTGTGCATCAGGCCAAGCCGTTTTACTTCGGAGACAACGACACAGGCTGGACGGCCGATTTTGATTACCTGCTGAGGGATGATTCGTTAACGGGAGTTCGGGAAGGGAAGTTTGCAGACAGGGGGATTGCATGAGACAGGATATCGAAGCGAGCGTTATCGGTGGCTTGCTGATTGGTGGATTAACACCAACCGCGAGTGACGTTCTGGCAACGCTGGAGCCTGAAGCATTCTCAATTCCGCTTTACCGGAAAGCTTTTGAAGTTATTCGAAAGCAGGCCAGAAACAGGAACCTGATTGATGGACTGATGGTGGCCGAGGAGTGCGGGGATGAATACGCAACGGCGGTGATGATGACTGCGCGGTCATGTCCCAGCGCTGCAAACCTGAAAGGTTATGCCGGAATGGTTGCAGACAGTTATCAACGGCGTCAGGTTTTACAGCTGTTGGATGAGATGCGAGAGCCAATCAGTAACGGCACGCTGGATGCTTCAGGTAGAGCGATGGACGATCTAGTTAAGCGCCTTTCAGCCATCAGGAAGCCACGTGACGAGGTTAAACCTGTGCGACTGGGGGAAATCATCAGTGATTACACTGACACGCTTGACAGGCGTCTGAGGAACGGAGAAGAGTCGGATACCCTGAAGACCGGAATCGAAGAGCTTGACGCTATCACCGGAGGGATGAACGCAGAAGACCTTGTGATTATTGCTGCTCGTCCAGGTATGGGTAAAACCGAACTGGCGCTGAAGATAGCCGAAGGCGTGGCAAGTCGTGTTATTCCTGGTTCTGGCGTCCGGCGCGGTGTGTTGATTTTCTCGATGGAAATGAGCGCCATTCAGGTTGTTGAGAGAGGGATTGCCGGCGCAGGAATGATGTCGGTCAGTGTGCTGCGTAACCCGTCACGTATGGACGATGAAGGATGGGCGAGAGTTGCAAGCGGGATGAAGTTGCTGGCAGATCTGGATGTGTGGGTAGTTGACGCATCGCGTTTGTCTGTCGAAGAAATCAGGTCCATTTCCGAACGCCACAAGCAGGAGCATCCTAATCTGTCACTGATTATGGCTGACTATCTCGGGCTAATTGATAAACCAAAAGCGGAACGTAATGACCTCGCCATAGCACATATCTCCGGTAGCCTGAAAGCGATGGCGAAAGACCTGAAAACTCCAGTTATCTCCCTAAGCCAGCTTTCACGCGATGTTGAGAAGCGGCCAAACAAGCGCCCGACAAACGCAGATTTGCGTGATTCAGGAAGCATTGAACAGGATGCAGACTCAATCATCATGCTCTATCGGGAAGCGGTATATGACGAGAACAGTAGCGCCGCGCCATTTGCTGAAATCATCGTGACGAAAAACCGTTTTGGCTCGCTTGGTACGGTTTACCAGCGGTTCTGCAACGGACACTTTGTTGCATGTGACCAGGACGAAGCCAGACAGATTTGCACGGCATCAAATGCACCTGCTGGACGCAGAAAGCGATATGCACAAGGGGCTGACGTATGACTATTTACATCACTGAGCTAATAACAGGCCTGCTGGTAATCGCAGGCCTTTTTATTTGGGGGAGAGGGAAGACATGAAAAAACTAACCTTTGAAATTCGATCTCCAGCACATCAGCAAAATGCCATTCACGCAGTACAGCAAATCCTTCCAGACCCAACCAAACCAATCGTAGTAACCATTCAGGAACGCAACCGCAGCTTAGACCAAAATCGGAAGCTTTGGGCTTGCCTTGGTGATGTCTCACGTCAGGTTAACTGGCATGGACGATGGCTTGACGCTGAAAGCTGGAAGTGTGTGTTTACCGCAGCCTTAAAGCAGCAGGATGTTGTCCCTAACCTTGCCGGGAATGGCTTTGTAGTAATAGGCCAGTCAACCAGCAGGATGCGTGTAAGCGAATTTGCGGAGCTATTAGAGCTTATACAGGCATTCGGTACAGAGCGCGGCGTTAAGTGGTCAGACGAAGCCCGGTTGGCGCTGGAATGGAAATCGAGATGGGGAGATAAAGCAGCATGATGAATGTCGTTAGTTTCTCCGGTGGCAGAACGTCAGCATATTTGCTCTGGCTAATGGAGCAAAAGCGACAGGCAGGTGAAGACGTTCATTACGTTTTCATGGATACCGGCTGCGAGCATCCAATGACGTACCGTTTTGTTCGTGAGGTTGTGAAGTTCTGGGATATACCACTCACCGTATTGCAGGTAGATATCAATCCAGAGCTTGGGCAGCCAAATGGTTATACGGTATGGGAGCCAAAGGATATCCAGACAAGAATGCCAGTGCTAAAACCATTTATCGACATGGTTAAGAAATACGGCACTCCGTATGTCGGCGGCGCGTTCTGCACCGACAGGCTAAAACTTGTCCCTTTCACTAAATATTGTGATGACCATTTTGGTCGCGGAAATTACACCACATGGATTGGAATTCGAGCAGACGAAACAAAGCGGCTGAAGCCAAAGCCGGGAATCAGGTATCTGGCTGAACTCTCCGATTTCGAAAAAAGTGACATTCTGGATTGGTGGAAAGAACAACCTTTCGATTTACAAATCCCTGAGCATCTTGGGAACTGTATTTTCTGCATTAAAAAATCAACTCAGAAGATAGGGTTGGCCTGCAAAGATGAGCCTGGTCTTGAACGTGTATTCAACGAAGTGATTACCGGTGCGCATGTGCGTGATGGCCACAGACAAACATCTAAAGAGGTGATGTATAGGGGGCATCTGTCACTTGATGGGATCGCCAAAATGTACGCCGATGGTGATTACCAGACGCTTTATCAGGAAATGGTTAGAGCGAAGCGGTTCGATACCGGCTCATGCTCGGAATCGTGTGAAATATTTGGCGGACAACTTGACTTTGATTTTGGACAGGATGCCGCATGAAACACTGCTACCGCTGCGGAGAATGCAAAGACGATTACCGATTCCGGCCCGATCAACCGTACTGGTGCAGATGGTGCATCCGGTGCGAGCGGTCGCCAGTAGGTAATTTCCCGCTGCCAGAGACGAAGGAGGACGTATGGCACGACAGCGACGAAGTATCACCGACATAATCTGCGAAAACTGCAAATACCTTCCAACGAAATGCTCCAGAAATAAACGCAAGCCAATCCCAAAAGAATCTGACGTAAAAACCTTCAATTACACGGCTCACTTGTGGGATATCCGGTGGCTAAGACATCGTGCGAGGAAATGACAATGCTTTTAATTCAACCTGGATTTGGCCTGAGCATCAAAAAAGGGCACATGTTTGGACAGAAAGATTCTCAACGGAAAATGCTGTCCATCCGGTTGCCGTTTATCAGTATTTATTGGCTAAACAAAGAAGCAACAAATTATTGGTATGAATGCGCGCGTGCCGCATTTAATAACCCTGACTGGTTTATTGAAAACCATCATGCAGTTCGTCAGGCGAAACGAAAATCCACCATAACAAAAATGAAAGCGTATCGGGACGCTTGGGAAGAACATAGAAATCGATACCAAAAGGACATTGAAAAGCTGGAATCAGAAAACACTGAGCTAAAACGAAGACTAGGGGAAGCGAAAAGGGATATTGATGCCTATAAGCGGCTTGTAGGTGGTGATAGCCATGCTTAGCCAAACTCAAATCCTGCAATACCAGAAAGAAAGCGTCGAGCGAGCTTTAACGTGCGCTAACTGCGGTCAGAAGTTGCATGTGCTGGAAGTTCACGTGTGTGATCACTGTTGCGCAGAACTGATGAGCGATCCGAATAGCTCAATGTACGAGGAAGAAGACGATGGCTAAACCAGCGCGAAGACGATGTAAAAACGAAGAATGTCGGGAATGGTTTCACCCTGCATTCGCTAATCAGTGGTGGTGCTCTCCAGAGTGTGGAACCAAGATAGCACTAGAGCGACGAAGCAAAGAACGCGAAAAAGCGGAAAAAGCAGCAGAGAAGAAACGACGACGAGAGGAGCAGAAACAGAAAGATAAACTGAAGATTCGAAAACTCGCCTTAAAGCCCCGCAGTTACTGGATTAAACAAGCCCAACAAGCCGTAAACGCCTACATCAGAGAAAGAGACCGAGACTTACCATGTATCTCGTGCGGAACGCTCACGTCTGCTCAGTGGGATGCCGGACATTACCGGACAACTGCTGCGGCACCTCAACTCCGATTTGATGAACGCAATATTCACAAGCAATGCGTGGTGTGCAACCAGCACAAAAGCGGAAATCTCGTTCCGTATCGCGTCGAGCTTATTAACCGTATCGGTCAGGCCGCGGTAGACGAAATCGAATCAAACCATAACCGCCATCGCTGGACTGTCGAAGAGTGCAAGGCGATCAAGGCGGAGTATCAGCAGAAACTTAAAGACCTGTGTGAAAGCAGAAGTGAGGCAGCATGACTCCATCTATCAAAACCATCCCAGAGTTACTCATTGAGACATACGGAAACCAGACAGAAGTCGCTCGGCGCTTATCGTGCCACCGCAACACAGTCAGGCGTTATCTGTACGACAAAGAAGCCAGGCATCACGCCATCGTTAACGGCGTTTTAATGATTCATCAGGGCGGGAGAGGTATTTATGACCGCAACCAGCATTAACCAGGCGAAACAGCAGCGTGAACGTGACGAGGCTGAATTACGCAGCGTCAGAGAGATGACGGAGCAACACCAGAAGGCAATGGAATATCTGCATGAGCGAGAGCGCGAACTGGTGAACCGGCTTGGATTGAACAAGACATCGGGAGGCGATGCTGCATGAATTTGGAAAACACTGTGAAATTCCACTCTCCGAAGTCTCCTCAACTATCAGATTCACCGAGAGCAACGGCATCAGACTCACTGACTAATACCGATGTGATGGCAGCATTTGGTATGGCGCAAAGTCGCGCTCCGCTCGGGTTCAGTGCTTTCAGCGGCAAGATGAACCTGAGCGACAACGATAAGCGTAAGGCAATTCAGTTACTGGTACAGCATGGGATGAAGCATTGCGACAAGGTGGCTGCCTTGCGCAAACTTGATACCAATGTTAAAGGGAAAGTAGTGCAAACGCTCGCAACTTTCGCGTATCAGGATTACTGCCGGTCGGCAGCTAGTAATGTCATGTGTTCGTGCTGCAAGGGGCGCGGAGTATTAAGGAAAAAGAAGCGGATCGTTAAACATCCCGGGTGTGGAGAGAAAACTCCTGCAAAGACGGCTGTGGAGGTAACGGAATCACTATGCACTAAATGCAATGGCGCAGGTGTTGTATCTACATCTTGCGTTAAATGCCGTGGGCGTGGCGTAGCGCTGGACAGGAAGAAATCAGAACTACAGGGCGCTCCAGTTTATTCATCCTGCAAGCAGTGCTCAGGGCGTGGGTATGAGCGCATACCTGCGGCCTCATGCTTTCGTGCGATATGTCAGTTCACCGCTGCAATTTCACCAGGCGTATGGGATAAGGCTATTAAGCCATTCTATGAGTCATTAATTAGCAAGGTTGAAATGGAGGAGTCTGCTGCAAATGTAGTTTTATCGAAAGTTACCAGCTAAGTTTTATTCCGATAACGATTGCATCTTGCAAAATGACGAAAAGTAGAATATCATAACCCTAACAGTAGAAATCCGTCCTTTGTTAAGGTGGATTAAAAAGAAAGCCCGAGGCAAAAACCACGGGCTTTTTGCATTTCTGGCACGACATTTCTGAAAGCGCCCTCCCAAACACCAGAACATCTCAGATGCCTTCTAACTTTCGTGGTTACGAGTAGGGCGTTTTACATATATGAAAAACCCAGCACTATGGCTGGGCTTCGTGAAGATGGGTGGCAAGAGACTGCGCTAACAGCCTCCTGCCTGATTTGCTCATGCCATTAGTCACGAACAAACCACGTTACTAATCACTGTATCCTGGATTTGTTCTTTCCAATATCAACCAATTCATAACATTGAACAAATCCTCACGGTCGTGAGGTAAGACATGAAAAAGATGCCAGAAAAACATGATCTGTTAACCGCCATGATGGCGGCAAAGGAACAGGGCATCGGGGCCATCCTTGCGTTTGCAATGGCGTACCTTCGCGGTCGGTATAATGGCGGTGCGTTTAAGAAAACACTAATAGACGCAACGATGTGCGCCATTATCGCCTGGTTCATTCGTGACCTTTTAGTCTTCGCCGGACTGAGTAGCAATCTTGCTTACATAGCGAGTGTATTTATCGGCTACATCGGCACAGACTCGATTGGTTCGCTAATCAAACGCTTCGCTGCTAAAAAAGCCGGAGTCGATGATGCAAATCAGCAGTAACGGAATCACCAGATTAAAACGTGAAGAAGGTGAGAGTCTAAAAGCCTATCCAGATAGCAGGGGGATACCAACCATTGGGGTTGGGCATACCGGAAAAGTGGATGGTAATCCTGTCGTATCAGGGATGACAATCACATCCGAAAAATCGTCTGAACTGCTTAAAGAGGATTTGCAGTGGGTTGAAGATGCTATAAGTAGTCTTGTTCGCGTCACGCTGAATCAGAACCAGTATGATGCACTATGTAGCCTGATATTCAATATAGGAAAATCAGCATTTGCTGGCTCTACCGTTCTGCGTCAGTTGAATTTAAAGAATTACCAGGCAGCAGCAGATGCTTTCCTGCTATGGAAAAAAGCTGGTAAAGACCCTGATATTCTCCTTCCTCGGAGGCGGCGAGAAAGAGCGCTGTTCCTGTCATGATGTTCAACTGGAAAACGATGTTTGTTGGCCTGTTGCTCGTCTCTCTAATTGTTGTCGGTAGGCTGGCTAATCACTACCGAAATAACGCCATCACCTACAAAGACCAGCGCGATACCGCCACCCATAAATTGAAACTGGCGAACGAGACGATTGACGACATGCAGGGGCGCCAGCGTGACGTTGCTTCCCTCGATGCAAGATATACAAAGGAACTCGCTGATGCGAAAGCTGAAAATGATGCTCTTCGGCGCAAGCTTGATAATGGTGGTCGGGTGCTCGTCAAAGGAAAATGCCCTGTGTCATCCTCAGCCGAAACCTCCAGCGCCTCCGGCATGGGCAATGATGCCACCGTCGAACTCTCTCCGGTTGCTGGACGAAACGTTCTCGGTATCCGGGACGGAATCATCAGCGACCAAGCAGCACTGAGAACGCTTCAGGAATACATCAGGACGCAATGCCTGAAATGATTCGTCAACCAATAAACAGAACATCCTGACTTCGGTCAGGCTTTTTTATACCCAAATTTCACCGCGCATCACACGCGCACATCAAAGAGACGCTTTCGTCTGTAAGCAAGGTAATCACATGAACAAATCGCCCCGTATCTACGGCAGCAGATGGGACCGTGAGCGTCTCATATTTCTTCGTACTCATCCGCTGTGTGTCATGTGTCATGAGCAGGGAAGAGTGACGGCGGCAACGGTGGTCGATCATATCATTCCGCACAAACTGAAAGAGGCGCTGAATAGTGGAAACGCCGAAGCGATAGCGAAGGCACAAAAGCTATTCTGGAGCCGGAAGAACTGGCAGGGGTTGTGTAAGCAGCACCACGACTCTACGAAGCAACGAATGGAGAAACGCGGTGTCGTCGTGGGCTGTGACGAGAACGGTATTCCACTTGACCGTGCATCGCACTGGTTCAGACGATAACAATTCTCATATGTGTGGCAGCTATGAAGGAGGAGGGCGGGTTAAAAGTTCACAGCTTTGTGCCTGCGTGACCGCCCGCCCTCCTCTGTTTGCACAACCGCGAAATGAAAAGTTTTTTTCCGGGAGGTTCCGATGGCAGGACGGCGCCCGAAACCGACCCACCTGAAAGTGGTAACCGGCAATCCGGGCAAACGTAAACTCAACGATAAAGAACCCCAACCTGCAAAAGAAATCCCCAGCCCGCCAGCACATCTTAGCGACTGGGGAAAAGTTGCGTGGGGCAGGCTCACAGTTTTACTTGATGGCATGGGTATTCTTACAGTTGCCGATTCACTGGCGCTGGAGCGTCTTTGCGATATCTATGCAGATATCCTTCAGCTTCGTCTGACGATCGCGGACGAAGGGAGAACTTATACAGTCCAGACTGAAGGGGGATTTTTGATTAAGGCGAACCCGGCTGTTGCGATGCTGGCTGATGCCGATCGACGGTTTAAAAGTTACCTGGTCGAATTTGGTCTCACCCCGGCCGCCAGAACAAAGGTGAAAGTTGATGGTGGAGAAGAGAAAGAAGACCCGCTCAACCAGTTCTTCGGTTGACCCCACCACTCGTTATGCGATGGATGTGGCGTCCGGTAAGGAAATTGCCGGACCTGATATCCGCAATTCCTGCAAGCGTCACCTGAAGGATCTGGAGTCCTGCCATGCCCGCGGTCTGGTATGGGATACGGTAACAGCGCAGCGTGCCATCGACTTTTTCGCGAAAGTGCTGAAACTTAACGGCGGAGAACACGAAGGCAAGCCGTTCAATCTGTTACCCTGGCAGTGCTTTATCGTGGGGTCTGTATTTGGCTGGCAAAACTCAGACGGCTATCGCCGGTTTCGCATGGCGTACGTCGAATCCGGTAAAGGGTCAGGTAAATCACCGCTTGCAGCCGGTATCGCTCTTTACTGCCTTGTCGCCGACAAGGAGCCACGCGCGGAAGTCTACGCGGCCGCCACGAAAAAAGACCAGGCCATGATACTGTTTCGCGATGCTGTGGCGATGGTTGACCAGTCGCCAGCACTGGCACAGCGGATTAACAAATCAGGCGGTGCCGGGAAAGAGTGGAATCTGGCTTTTCTGCAGACCGGTTCTTTTTTCCGGCCTATCAGCTCGGACGACGGACAGTCAGGTCCACGCCCGCATTGTGCTCTGATTGACGAAATTCACGAGCACAAAAACAACCAGGTTGTGGAAATGATGCGCGCCGGGACGAAAGGTCGTCGCCAGGCGTTGATTTTCATGATCACTAACAGCGGCCACGACAAAACCAGCGTCTGCTACGACTATCACGAGTATGGGCGTAAAGTTGCCGAAGGCTCGATTGATGATGACAGTTTCTTTTCTTTCATTTGTTCCCTGGACGAAGGAGAAGACCCATTCAAGGACGAGTCCTGCTGGAAAAAAGCAAACCCCTCTCTTGGTCATACTTTTACCGATCGCTACCTGCGTGAGCAGGTTACTCAGGCTCGGGGGATGCCGTCGAAGGAAAGCATTGTTCGGCGGTTAAACTTCTGTCAGTGGGTGGATGCCGATAATCCCTGGATGAGTAGCGATGTGTGGATGGGGTGCGAAGAGGACTTTGACCTGCAGGAGCTGCAGGGAGAAGAATGTTATGGCGGCCTGGACCTTTCAGGAACTCGCGACCTTACGTCTCTGGCGCTTTTTTTCCCTAAAAAAAGAAAGCTGCTGGTGGAGTTCTGGACACCAAAAGATACTTTGCTGGATAGAGCGAAAACGGACCGCGTACCTTATGACGCATGGGAACGGGGAGGGCATATTCATACTACGCCTGGAAAGGCGGTGAAATATGGTTTTGTTGCTGAACGTATTGCTGATCTTTCCATGTTGTTCGATATCAAGGCGATCGCCTTCGACCAGTACCGCATCAAATATCTTGAACCAGAACTGGAAAACGCTTCTGTATCAGTACCGCTTATTCCTCATGGGCAGGGATACTACAAGGCACAGGATTCAGGACTGTGGATGCCTCATTCCATCGAACTTTTTGAACAGATGCTCGATGATGGCGTAATCATTATTAAAACAAACCCCTGCCTCCGATGGAACGCTGCTTCCGCCGTAACCGAAGCCGACCAAAAAGAAAACCGCATATTCGCCAAGAAAAAGAGTACTGGTCGAATTGATGGTGTGGTTGCGTCGGCGATGGCAATTGGTGCTGCAGAAGGTTATGAGCCTGATGATGGCGATATAGAGGGCTTTTTTGACGATCCGATCATAGTGGGTATCTGATGGCTAAGAATAAACAGCAACCAGGGCGCGTTAAGAGCGCTCTTTTAAACTGGCTTGGTGTTCCCATAAGCCTGACGACCGGTGAATTCTGGCGGGAGTGGTACGGAACCAGCAGTAGCGGAAAAGTGGTTACCGCTGACAAAGTTATCCGGCTTTCTGCTGTCTGGGCGTGCGTAAGACTCTTAAGTGAGTCAGTTTCCACGCTTCCGCTTAAAATTTACGAGCGGCAGGCTGATGGATCGCGAAAGCTGGCCCAGAACAATCCCGCCTACCAGATATTATGCAGGCGTCCTAACCCGGAAATGACCCCTTCCCGTTTCATGTTGATGATTGTGGCCAGTATTTGCCTGCGTGGTAATGCATTTGTCGAGAAGCTATATATCGGCAGCAAACTGGTATCGCTGGTGCCGTTACTTCCGCAGAATATGGTTGTAAAGCGACTCGATAGCGGGAAGTTACAGTATACATACATGGAAAATAGCGTTAAGCGGATCATTCCAGTAGACCGGATGATGCATATCCGCGGATTTGGTCTTGATGGTGTGTGCGGGATGATGCCGACAATGGCCGGGGTTGACGTTTTCGGCGCTGCTATGTCGGTTGATGAAGCCGCAGCAAAAATCTTCGAAAATGGCCTGCAAAGTACCGGTTTCCTGTCTTCAAAAACGGCGCTTAATAAGGAACAGCGAGAAAGATTGCGTCAAAATCTTCAGTCTTTTATTGGTTCTAAAAACGCCGGGAAACTGATGGTTCTGGAAAATGAACTGACTTACCAGAATGTCACTATGAACCCGGAGGCCGCGCAACTCCTTGAAAGCCGTTCATTCAGTATTGAGGAAATTTGTCGCTGGTTTCGCGTACCGCCATTTATGGTCGGCCATACGACAAAACAATCCAGCTGGGCTTCGAGTCTTGAAGGGATGAACATGCTGTTCCTGACTCATACCCTGCGTCCTCTCCTGGTCAATATTGAGCAGGAAATATCGCGTTGTCTTCTGAACAGTGATGAGGACTTGTTTGCTGAGTTCTCCGTTGAAGGGCTTCTGCGCGCCGATAGCGCTGGTCGTGCTGCTTACTATACCAGCGCACTGCAGAATGGTTGGATGTCTCGCAATGACGTTCGCCGTCTTGAGAACATGCCGCCGATAGAAGGGGGCGATATTTACACCGTTCAGCTCAACCTGACGCAACTGAAAAATCTCGAAAGCAGCAACCCTGCCGTTCAGGCGCTGGCTCTGCGAGAGCTGCATAACCACATATTCCCCGACATTTCCTTTGAACAATCTCCGCTGAAACAGTCCGCTTAGGAGCACTTTCCTGATGAGCAAAAAACAACTTCCGGTGGCGCCGGCGGGTCGCCCCTGCGCGCGCGTTACCTGTGAAACATTACCGTCCGCACTGGACCGCTGGAACGGCGGGATCAAAGCTGCGGCCACCGACGATAACAGCATTTCTGTTTTTGATGTTATCGGGCAGGACTACTGGGGCGAAGGGGTGACGGCGAAACGCATTGCCGGTGCGCTTCGGGTGATGAATGGCGCTGACGTCACGGTGAATATTAACTCTCCGGGCGGCGACATGTTCGAAGGACTGGCCATCTACAACCTGCTGCGTGAATACCAGGGGAAAGTTACGGTCAAGGTGCTGGGCATTGCCGCCAGCGCCGCCTCTGTTATCGCGATGGCCGGGGATGATATTCAGATTGGTCGTGGGGCCTTCCTGATGATCCACAACTGCTGGGTGGTGGCAATGGGTAACCGGCATGACTTTGCTGAATTATCTGCCTCTCTCGAACCGTTTGATAACGCAATGGCTGACATTTACGCCGCACGCTCCGGGCTTGATATGGTCACAGTGCAAAAACTGATGGATGCCGAAAGCTACATCGGCGGTAGCGATGCCGTGGAGAAAGGTCTGGCCGACAGCCTTCTTTCTGCTGATGCCGTAAGTGACGGTGACGAAACTCCTGCTGCAGCGTTGCGTAAGCTCGATGCGTTGCTGGCAAAGACCAGCACTCCGCGATCTGAACGCCGGAAACTGATTAAAGCCCTGTCCGGTGGCATGTCTGGCGCTGCCACCAACCATGACGGCACGCCGGGCGCTGCCGAAGAAATAAAACCTGAAGTCATCAATTCTCTTGAAAACGCCCTCGCTGCGTTAGTCAAATAAGGACCTTTTATGTCTGAAGTAAATGAAATTCTGAAAAAAGTTACCGCCAGCATTGAAGAGGCGACGGATAAGTTTAATGCCAGGGCTGAAGATGCACTTAAAGAAGCGAAGAAGTCCGGCAAACTGTCAGAAGAAACAAAGGCAGCCGTTGACAAGATGGCGTCTGAATTTAACGCCCTGCGTGAAGCTGAAAAAACGCTGAAGGCGGCAATAGGGGAACTTGAGCAGCATGTTGCGCAGATGCCGCTGGCCAATGCAAAACATATTGTTGAGACGGTTGGCCAACAGGTCATTTCTGCGGAAGCTCTTAAAACATTTTCCGCCAGCGTGGAAGGAGGGAAACGCGTCAGCATCCCGGTAAACGCTGCACTTATCTCCTCCGGTGTCGCTGAAGGCGTGGTAGAGCCTCAGCGCCTGCCGGGTATTGATACTACCCCCAAACAACGCCTGTTTATACGTGATCTGATTGCACCTGGTCGCACATCATCTCCGGCAATCTTCTGGGTTCAGCAAACGGGGTTTACCAACAAAGCCGCCGTGGTTGCGGAGAACACCACCAAGCCGTACAGCGATATTGCGTTCGCCACGAAGATCACCCCGGTAACCACCATTGCGCATATGTTCAAGGCGTCAAAACAGATTCTGGATGACTTCGCACAGTTACAGTCCACCGTTGATGCCGAAATGCGCTACGGCCTGAAATATGTTGAAGAGCAGGAAATCCTTTTTGGTGACGGTACCGGCGTTCATCTGCACGGTATCGTTCCGCAGGCTTCGGCCTTCAGTGCAGAATTCAGGGTTGAACAGCAAAACGGCATTGATGACCTGCGCCTGGCAATGCTGCAGGCGCAACTGGCGCGCTTCCCGGCGTCAGGGCATGTTCTGCACTTTATCGACTGGGCAAAAATCGAACTCACTAAAGACACGCTTGGGCGTTATATCCTTGCCAATCCATCAGGTCTGACTGGCCCGACATTGTGGGGGCTTCCGGTGGTGGCGACCGAAGCTGCGGCATTTAAGGGCAAGTTCCTGACAGGCGCATTTAACGCTGGTGCGCAGATTTTTGATCGTGAGGATGCCAATGTGGTTATTTCCACTGAAAACGCCGACGATTTTGAGAAAAACATGATCTCAATTCGTTGTGAAGAGCGTCTGGCACTGGCAGTCAAACGTCCGGAAGCATTCATCTATGGTTCCTTCACTGTCCCGGCACCTGCTGGCGCATAAAACCTGCTGCGGCCTGCGGGCCGCTTTTTTATGGGAGTGAGCTATGAAAATAATTGCACAAAAGCCGCTGTACATAAACGGTGATGTGGTTACCGAAGGCTCGGTATTCGAAACCATTGAGCAGCACGGACGCGAACTGATTAATAAAGGGTATGCACATCTGATTGAGGTCGATAACTCTGCGCAGCCGGAACAGCCGGAACAGCCGGAACAGCCGGAACAGCCGGAACAGCCGGAAGCAAAAGCAGACAAAAAGGCGAGAAAGTGATGCTTGAGCTTGTTGTGGTGAAACAGCATTGTCGCATTGATACCGATTTTACGGGTGATGATGCTCTGCTGGAGATTTACTCAGGTGCGGCAGCCCGGTACGTCCAGACATGGACGCGCCGCACGCTCTATGAAAATGAAAGCAGCCCAGGCTACGCAGAAGATCCGGACCAGATTCTCCTCAATGATGATGTTAAGGCGGCCATGTTACTGCTGATAGGTCACTGGTATGCCAACAGAGAATCAGTGGCCGTCGGTCAGACCGCTACAGATGTCCCGTTTGCAGTTGAAGCCCTGCTTCAGCCATACCGAATTTACGGTGTGTAGGAGGATTTTATGCAGGCCGGAAGACTGAGAGACAGGGTGGTAGTTCAGAACATCACAACATCCAGAGATCCTTCTGGCCAGCCTGTTGAAACGTGGCATGACGGTGCGAGTACATGGGCAGAAGTCAAAGGCATCAGTGGCCGTGAAATTGTAGCGGCCGGTGCTGAAACCGCTGTAGCCACTATCAGGGTTTGGACACGATTTCGTAACGATATAACTGCTGCGTCCAGACTCAGGGTTATCACTGGACCGTTCAAGGGTGCCATTTTGAATATCATTGGCCCACCGATTTCTGATTCTCGCGGTGTTCAGCTCGAAATTTTATGCAAGCAGGGGGCCGAAAAATGATTGAAACGAGCCTCGACTTTTCCGGGTTGAATGACATAGCAAAAGACCTGGAGTTACTTAGCCGCGCTGAAAATAACAAGGTTTTGCGTGATTCCACACGCGCCGGGGCAGAAGTGCTTAAGGAAGAAGTGATCGCACGCGCTCCTGAGAGAACCGGAAAACTGAAGAAAAACGTGGTCGTTTTGACTCAGCGCTCACGACGCCGCGGTGAAATTACTTCCGGCGTACATATCCGTGGTCGCAACATGCGAACCGGTAATAGCGACAACACCATGAAAGCCAGCGATCCGCGAAATGCGTTTTACTGGCGGTTTGTTGAGATGGGGACTGTAAATATGCCGCCTCATCCGTTTGTTCGCCCCGCGTTCGATGTTCGCCTGGAGCAGGCGACGGAGGTCGCGATCAGGCGTATGAACCAGGCGATTGACGAGGCATTAAGCAAATGACGGAAGACGATCTCTATCCTCTGCTGGCACCGCTGGCCGGAGGGCGGGTTTATCCCTACGTTGCACCGCTCGGCAGTGACGGGAAGCCCTCAGTCTCGCCGCCCTGGGTAATTTTCTCGATTATTACCGACGTGGCCGCAGACGTTCTCTGCGGCCAGGCAGAGTCATCTGTTTCGGTGCAGGTCGATGTCTATTCCAGCAGCATCACTGAGGCGCGCACGATCAGGAATATGGCGCTGGATGCTTTGCAGGTACTGAGGCCTGCAAATGTTGTTAAAACGCCAGCTTATGAGCCTGATCTGCGCTATCACCGGGCCACGCTCGAATTTCAGGTCACCGTCTGACCAGACCTAAACCATACCACCCGCTCCGGCGGGTTTTTTTATTTCAGGAGACAGTTATGTCCTCACTTTATGAAAAATCACAGGGCACGAAGATTCAGATCACTTCTGCCCCGGCAACGCCAGAAACGGTCGGTTCAGCAACGTATCTGGATTTGCAGTGCACCATTAAAGAGGTGCAATTCACTGGTGGCCAGAAACAGGATATCGACGTCACAACGCTGTGTTCTACAGAACAGGAAAATATTAACGGCTTGAGCGCTCAGTCAGAAATCTCACTGTCGGGTAACTTTTACTCTAACCCTGCACAGGATGCCCTGCGTGAAGCATATGACAACGACACCACCTATGGCTTCAAAATCATTTTCCCTTCCGGGATCGGCTTCCAGTTCCTGGCTGAAGTTCGCCAGCACACTTGGTCTTCAGGGACAAACAGCGTAGTGTCTGCAACGTTCTCGCTACGTCTGAAAGGTAAGCCAACGAAAATTGATAACGCGCTGCGCCTTACCACCGATCTGCCTGATACCAAATCCGTAACATCTGGATCAGCTTTATCACTGACGGTAGTGGCAGCGGGAGGAACCACACCTTATTCCTACGTATGGAAGAAGGGCGGTAGCGCAGTTAGTGGGCAGACGACTGCAACGTTCAACAAGTCAAACACTGCCGCAGGTGATGCCGGTGATTATGTTTGTGAGGTTACTGACGCCTCCACGCCTGCCGGAAAAGTTACCTCATCAACCTGCACAGTAACGGTGGCATAACTCATCTTCTTTAATCAGGGATAAAAAATGGCTAAGAGTCTTAAAGAACTGGCACTGTCCAGAGCGTCAGCATTTCGTCATACTGATGTTACTGTTCCGGAATGGGATGGTGTGAAGGTTGTCCTTCGGGAACCATCAGCAGAAGCATGGTTGCACTGGCAGGACGTGATTAAACCTGGTGATACTGATGGTGAGTTGTCCGTGTCAGAACGTGCGAACCGCAATCTCCGCGCAGATGTCACACTGTTTATTGATGTTTTGTTTGACGAACAGGGTGAACCGGTATTCAGCAAAAATGATTTTGCCGATGTTGAAGCGGTGTATGGCCCTGTTCATGCGCGGTTGCTGCGCCAGGCTCTTAATCTGACCACTGACCCGAAGGAAGCTGAGGGAAAGTAGCACAGCCCGGCATGCGGTTTCTGATGTCGCTTGCGCTCCGCATGGGGCGCACTCTATCAGAGCTTCGGGATACCATGTCTGCCAGTGAGCTCAGGCTCTGGGCTGAATTTGATAAACACAGCCCAATAGGTGATATCCGGGGAGACATTCAGGCGGCGCAGATTGCAACGGCTGTGTTCAATTCCCAAGGTGCAAAAGCCACGATGAGCGACATGCTGCTGCGCTGGCAGCGTGATCCTGATGAAGAAGGTGCAGACCCGTTTGCCGGGCTTGAGGCGGCGCTTACAGCTGCGACGCAGTGACATTTAGCCCAGAAAATATTAGGATTTGTTCGACTAATTATTCTGGGACCAAAAATATGGAAATTTTACTTGTTTCAATTGTCATCGGCTTAATTCCGGCCTTGATTGCTCATAGCAAAGGCCGCTCTTTCTTTGCCTGGTGGGTGTATGGTGCCCTCTTGTTTATTATTGCTTTCGTGCATTCTCTTGTAATAAAGAAGGATGTTGCTGCTGAAGAAAAAGACTTAATTGAAAACGAGGGTATGAAGAAATGTCCGTTCTGTGCGGAGATAATCAAAAGCGAAGCCATTAAATGTAAACACTGCGGCAGTGATTTGGCAGCTGGATCACCTCCACCTAAAACTGATGAAGAATACCTTGAAGAGGCCAGACAAAAGGTCTGGAAACAATAAAAATAAAACCGCTTCGGCGGTTTTTTTACGTCTGGAGCTTGGATAAATGGCAACCTTACGCGAATTAATAATCAAAATTTCTGCCAATTCTCAATCTTTCCAGACGGAGATATCACGCGCCTCTCGAATGGGGCAGGACTATTATCGGTCTATGCAAAATGGCGGACGACAGGCTGCTGCTGCGTCGCGTGAAACACAGCGAGCTCTGGCGGAGGTTACCAATCAGATTAACACAGCAAAGGCATCTGCTCTTGGGCTGGCAGGGGCATTTGCAGGAGCGTTTGCAACAGGTCACCTTATTTCACTTGCGGACGAATGGAGTTCCGTGAACGCCAGACTGAAGCAGGCATCCCAGTCTAACGATGATTTTATTGCTTCTCAGCGTGCTCTGATGGAGATCAGCCAGCGCACAGGTACGACTTTTTCAGACAATGCCAGTTTGTTTGCGCGTTCCGCTGCCTCAATGCGTGAATACGGTTATTCCTCCGAAGAGGTTTTAAAGGTTACCGAAGCGATTTCTACAGGATTAAAACTTTCAGGAGCCAACACTGCAGAGGCAAGTTCAGTTATCACCCAGTTCAGCCAGGCTCTTGCTCAAGGTGTTTTGCGTGGCGAAGAATTTAACTCCGTAAACGAGAATGGGGATCGTGTTATTCGTGCGCTCGCAACTGGAATGGGCGTCGCGCGAAAAGACCTTAAAGCAATGGCTGATCAAGGCCAGCTTACTTCTGACAAGGTGGTACCGGCATTAATTAGCCAGCTTGGTACGCTGAGAGATGAGTTCGGCTCCATGCCTCAGACAGTTTCTGCTGCCTCTACGAAGATAGAAAATGCTTTCATGGCATGGGTTGGCGGGGCTAACGAAGCTACAGGAACAACGAAGGTATTAACCGGTGCGCTTAATAGTGTTGCTGACAATATTGATACTGTAGCAATGGCTGCTGGTGCGCTAGCGGCTGTCGGTACAGCTCGCTGGCTTGGTGGAATGGCCACTGGTGCAGCATCTGCGACGGCTGAGTTGTTAAATGCTGCAAAAAGCGAGGTGTCATTGGCTGAAGCCCAGCTCAGGGGAACCCAGATTTCTACAGCAAGAGCCAGGGCGGCTGTATATCGTGCCCAACAAGCACTGATTGCAGCTCGTGGTACAGATGCCCAAGCAGCTGCCGAGAAAAGATTATCCGCAGCTCAGGAATCATTAACAAGAAATATTCAAGCCAGAACAGCAGCACAAACAACGCTCAATAATGTGAGCGCTGCTGGGTCAAGATTGATCAGTGGTGCACTTGGATTGGTGGGCGGAATACCCGGTTTGGTCCTGCTTGGAGCTGGTGCATGGTACACCATGTATCAGAATCAAGAACAAGCCAGACGTTCAGCACAGGAATATGCAAACACTCTAGAAGAAGTTCGCGCTAAGACTAAATCCATGTCTCTGCCTGAGGTTTCTGATAATGAAACAAAGACCCGGCAGGCTCTGGATGAACAAAACAGGCTTGTTGATGAGCAAGCCCAAAAAGTAAGGCAACTAAAGAAAGAGATTGCCGGTTATCAGCATATGCTGGCAAATCCTGGGGTAACTGTAGGTGGTTATATGATTAACCATCTGAAAAGTATTGATGAAGCCACACGTGAACTTTCAAACGCAACGAGTTCTTTAGTTGTTGAGCAGGAGCGTTTGGCTCAGATGCAGGCAAAATCTGAGTCTATACAGGAGGTTCTTGAAGGTATTGAGCATCGACGGATCGCCTTGATTCGACAGCAAGCGGCAGAGCAAAACAGCGCATATCAATCATTATTGGTGATGAATGGACAGCATACAGAATTTAACCGCCTGTTGAGTCTAGGTAATAGCCTGCTCATGGCTAGGCAGGGCCTTGTAAATGCCCCGATGCGTCTTCCTCAGGCTGAGCTTAATACCAGTCAAAGCGATGCATTAAATAAAAGTCGCCGCGATCTAAAATTATCGAAATTAAAAGGAGAAGCAAAAGAGCGTGCACGTTTAGCTTACGCGGCTGACGATTTAGGGTTTGTTGCGGATGATCCGCGTTATCAAACTAGTCGTAACGAATTTATTAATAATGGTTTGGCTGAGTGGCGTAACAATGAAGCCAGTAAACCTCAGAAGAAAGGCCCTAAATCTGACGCTGAAAAAACAGTTGATACGTATGACAAGCTGATCAAGCAGCAGAAAGAGCAAATCGCTCTGGCTGGTCAGAATACCGAACTGGCAAAACTGAAATATCAGGTTAGTCAGGGTGAACTTACTTCCCTCACAGAAGCGCAAAAACAAACCCTGTTGCAGAATGCCGCGTTGATTGATCAGCAGAAAATCCGCGAACAATTAGCGGCGTATGAAGCCAACCTCGCTGACTCAAACGCCAGCGCGCGAGCATCTAACCAGGCAGAACTTACCGGGTATGGACAGGGAAGCCGAATGCGTGAACGTATGCAGGAAATGCTACGCATCCGGGAGGAATTTCAGCAGAAGAACGTTGATCTTCAGCGGCAGTACCAGTCAGGTGATATTTCTGAAGACCTATACCGTCAGGAACTGGATCTGAATAAGCGTTATCTCGCTGAGCGCCTGCGCGATCAGCAAGGTTTCTATGCTGCTTCTGATGCTCAGAGAAGTGACTGGGCGGATGGCATGCGTGAAGGATTCGCTAACTGGGCTGACACCGCCTCGGACTATGCCTCTCAGTCTGCTGACCTGGTAAACAATGCCATGACCGGACTGGTGGGAAATATTTCTGATGCGCTGGCCGGTAATAAGGTCGACTGGGAGGACTGGGCCAGTTCTGTGCTTCAGTCTATGCAGAAAATTATCCTCAATGCGATGCTGGTGGATTCTTTGCGCTCAACCAGTAACAGCGGTTTTTTCAGTTCAATCGGCGGTATGTTTGGGGCGGGCGCAGGCGCTGTATCTGGCAGTACTCCGTCCGGCGCTTACAACTCAGCAGCGTCAGGACTTCAACTTAACGCAAAAGGTGGCGCCTATGCTTCTGCAAGCCTCAGCGCATACAGTAACAGCATCGTCAGTTCGCCTACCTATTTTGCCTTCGCCAAAGGCGCAGGCTTGATGGGGGAAGCTGGGCCGGAAGCTATTATGCCGTTAACCCGCTCCGCTGACGGATCGTTAGGAGTTCGTGTGGTTGGTTCACAGTCTCCGGCAGCCGGAAATGGCATCACTCAGCACATCACCCAGCATTTCACCATATCCGGTAATGGTGATGCGGCACTGAAACAGGCAATGCAGGAAGCAGCCCGTCAGGGGGCGAATGATGGCGCTAAGCAGGCGCGTCAGGATTTGCTGCAGGACTTTTCCAGTCGAGGCCAGGCGCGTCGTTTGTTAGGCGTGTGATGGCCTGCATTATTAATTTAATTAGCCGAAAGGCGGGAGTAAGTTATGACTTTAGAACAACGTGTTGAAGCTCTTGAAAAGGCCATTGGAAATATTGTTACGCAACAGTGTACTGCTGATGGGATAAGCGAGATGGTGAGCAATTCTGCATCTGAAGCAACTAAAAATGTTTGTCGCTTTGAATGCCAGCCCAAAAAGCATCCGGCAGGCTGGCATATCAGTGTAGTTGGCGAAGCCTTAGTTAAAGGAACTGATTAAATTCATTAGCTGAGTCATTCAGTTCGTATTCTTTTAAATTATTGATAATTGCTTCTCGGCGCTCAGGAGGAAGTTGAGCCATCAGGAAACCAACAACACATTTAAGTTGCCCAACCTCTTTATTGAGTTCATCAATAGTTTTGGCATTACATTCCATCTGCAATCTGAAATTCTTCTTCATATTTTTAACTCCTTAATCAGAGGTTATCAGCCATCCCTCGTTACCTGAGTGCGCCAGTGTCCCACCACTGACGGGCTGAACCATACACTTTAACCAGGGATATTTATTAGTAACATCCTGACAAATGATCAGTACCGACGTTGCACGTATTTATCTAGGAGCATTTATGGCTGCACTTGAATGGCCGGAAGATGTCTGTCCGGCGTCTTTGACGTGGCGACCAGAAAGCAATACCAAAACTTTTCGTTCCCCCTTCAATGGCTCATCGCAGACAGCTCGCTTCCCCGGCACCCGCTGGGTATGTTCCCTGACCTTTAATAACCTGACAGATGAAAAATCCAGGCGCATTGATGCTCTGGTGGCTTCCCTCGATGGCGAGTATGGCAGGGTAAAAGTTCGCGACTGGGGGAGAAGTGGTAGAACACCTGCTGGAGCGCCTGTTATTGATGGCGCTAACCAGACCGGAACCCAGATCCAGAGTAAGGGCTGGACGCCGGGAGCAGTGGTGCTCAGACAGGGCGATTATTTCACTGTTAATGACGAGCTGAAGATGGTTACGGCCGACGTGACGAGCGCAGCGAACGGTACCGCAATGATTGTATTTGCCCCGATGTTGCGCAGTTCGCCGCCTGCTAATGCAGCCATTGAAGTCGCGAAACCCTACGGCATTTTCAAACTGAAGGATAACCAGCAGGGTGCCGGTAACCGAGTGCCGGGTGTTTTTACCAGTTACACGCTGGAGCTTGAGGAGGCATTTTAATGCTGTATTCCCCATTTTCTGATTCGATGGTGGATTGGTTATCCCGCGACAGGGTGACGGTCGCGATCGCCGCCAATATTCAGTTTGAATCCGGTACCGTCTATGTGCATTCCGGTACCGGGACACTGGTTCTTGGTGGTTATGTCTATTACGGCATGGGCCGTATGGGTTCTGTTGATGATGCCAGTGAAACCAGTACGACCAGCCCCACGCAGGTCAAAATGACCCTCTCAGGCCTGGATATGGCCCTCTTTGCCACCACGCTGAATGAGCGATGTGTGGGCAGAAATGCCGAAATCTATCTGGTGGCCATGGATGATAACGGTGTTGTCCAGGTTGCCGATCTCCTGTTTAAAGGGCGGGTATCCAGTACGGGGGCGACCGCTGGCGGTAAGAACGCCCTGCAGTACACCATCAGTAATATTTTTGAAGACTGGCAGCGTCCTTTCCCTGATCGCTATACCGATGAATCGCAGCAGGCCGCTTATCCCGGCGACCGTATATTCCGGTATGTGGCGCAGATGGCTGAACGATCGATTTACTGGGGCAGTAAAAAAGATGCACCAGGATTTACCTATAAGTGAGGAAGCATGAAGCATCCGGACTGGCATAACAGATTAATTACCGTAATAAGGGCCGCTGAAAAGCGGCCTTTTTTATGGGGCAGCCATGACTGCTGCCTGTTCGCGGCGGACTGCGCTCAGGCCATGTGCGGCGAGGATTTTGCTGCAGGCTGGCGCGGAACCTACGACAGTGAGCGTGGGGCGAAAAAGGCGATATTGCGCGGCGGAGGTTCGCTTGAAAAAGTGCTGGCCCGTTATCTTGACGAAGTGCCGGTTAAACTGGCGCAGCGTGGGGATATTGCCGTGGTTGAAAATGCCGGGGCGCGATGTGCCGGAGTGGTGTATTCCGGCGTTGTGTGGGTGCCTGGCGAAAATGGTCTTGTCAGTCTGCGGGTTAAACCGTTGAGTGTCTGGAGGGTACGTTAATGCCTGCTGCTGTTCCTATTGTTGCCACCATTGCCGCAGGTGTGGCGGCGGCAAATGAAATGTATGCCATTGCGATGGTTATCACCGTCGCCGCACAGATTGCCACTCAGGCGCTGACCAAGACCCCGTCGCTGAATTCCTACCGTGATACGTCTGAACGCAAACAGGTTCTGCGCGCTGCGGCCAGTGCCAAAACCGTTGTTTACGGTCGCTCAACGTCGGCGGGCACTTTGTTCTTTTCCGAAGAGCAGGCTGGCGAACAGGATGATGGCGAAATGCTGCATCTGGCCATTGCCCTGGCGGGACACCCGTTATCAGGTGTACAGACTGTCTGGTTGGGTGACGAACCGATCAGTAGCTATCCTGAGCATGCCTTTTTCGAGGTGCACACCAACCGACAGACGGCGGACCCTTACATGCTGGAAAACTGCCCGTCATGGAAAGAAGATATGATCGGGAAAGGGATCACCTGGCTGCGCGTATCCCTGAAATTCAATGCCGAAAAATTCCCGGCAGGTATCCCTAACATCAAGGTAGAAAAGCAGGGGCGGGCTATTTATGACCCGCGTACCGGGTTAACGGGTTACAGCAATAATGCGGCGCTGGTTATCCTGGATTATTATCGCAATTACCTGAAAGTTCCTGACACCGATATTCTCTGGGACCAGTTTAAAGAAGCGGCGAATATCTGTGATGAGGATGTGATTACTGGCGGTAATACTGTTGAGAAGCGCTATACCATCAACGGTGAGTTCGATCTCAGTGAAAACAAAGTCAGTATTCTGGAAGGGATGCTGGCAGCGTGCGCCGGGGATGTAACGTATACAGCTGGCAAACATGGCCTTCTGGTCGGGGCGTATTACGGACCAGCTACCGAAGTGATCACTGAAAGCCAGTTGGCCGGTGATATCGAAATCATGCCGGAAGTCTCTCAGGCGGAACGCGTTAACACCATCAAGGGGACGTTTGTTGATCCGCAACAGGGGTACACCGAAGCGGATTTCCCCTCTGTGTCTGTCGGTGAATGGGTGACGGAAGACGGAGTAGAAATATCGCAGGATATGAAGCTGCGATTTGTGACCTCTGAATTTCAGGCCCAGCGTCTGGCAGACGTGAAGTTAAAGCGCACTCGCATCGCCAGGACGATGAACGTAACGTTAAATCTGAGTGGGTACCGTTATCGCCCTGGAATGTATGTGAAGGTGAATTTCCCGTCTATCGGTATCGTGAATGTTGAGATGCGGGTAACTGACTGGAAGTTCGGCGTTCAGAATGGCGTCCAACTGACACTGAAGCAGGAAACAGCAGATGTCTGGGGCGATGTCATCGGTAAACCGATCGAGCGGCCACCGTTTACTCAGTTGCCATCAGGCGGCGTGGCGCAGCCGCAGAACCTGAAATACACCGTGGAGGAAATTGGTCAGGTCGTACAGGGGATTTTGTCATGGCAGAACATCGGACAGGTGGTCTACAACAAAGTGATCATTCGTCGCAATGGCCAGATGGTCATGTCCGTCCAGGTCCCCGGGACGTTCACGCGTCTTAACGGATTACCAAAAGATACCTATACCGCTCATGTTATTGCTGTTAACCAGATGGGGGCAGAATCGCCGGAAGGTTATCTGGAGTTCAGCATTGAAGCGCCTCCGCCGCCATCGCACGTCGATATTGAGCAGGGGTTCTTTGCAGTCACGATGATCCCCAGACTTGCGGCCATAACCAACGTTTCCACGCAGTTTGATTTCTGGACGTCAGGGGAGGCAAAACTCCCCGATACATCCACTTCAACTGTTGAGGGAAATGCCAGCAGAGAGGGAGTTGGTACCACATGGACCAGCAATCAGTTACAGGCAGGTCACACCTATTACTGGTACATCAGGACGATTAACGCTTTCGGTGCATCAGCATTCGTTGAAGTGCCGGCATTATGCTCGATGGATACCGGTGAATTGATGGGCCTTATTGATGACGGCATCCAAAAATCTGATGCATTCCAGAATGTTAAAGATGGGGTCGATACCAACCTCGAAGGAATTATGGAAAATTCGCTGGCGAACCACGGTACTGTTGAGCACCAGTATCAGCAGTACGGTGAGGTACGTGCCGATATCCTGGTCGTGAAAACCACGGTGGCGACTGCCGAAAAGGGGCTTGCTGACCTGTCCACATATGTTCAGGCGCAGATTGGCCCTGAAGGTAGCCTTACATCAGCCGTTAACCAGAAGATGACAGCTGAGGTAAATAGTGATGGGACTGCAAAAGCCTCTTACACACTTAATATGGGGATTGTCAGGAACGGTGTGAAATATAACACCGGATTCGGCATGTCTATCGAGCCATCGGGGAATAGCTATAAATCTACAGTTGTATTTGCCGCAGATCAGTTCGGCATTTATTCCGGAAGTGATCCTGGAAACTATACCGCTGCGTTTTTCGTCTATAACGGACAGGTATTTATCCGTGATGCGTTAATTCAGGATGGCAGCATTAGCAATGCCAAAATTGGTAATTACATCCAGTCGAATAACTTCGTTGCGGGTTCAACTGGCTGGCGCATTGATAAAAATGGAAATGCTGAATTGCATGGCAAACTTTACGCTGACAGTGGCCAGTTTGCCTTTAACGGTGAAAACAACACGGTTGTTATAAATGGCAATGGCGTCACGGTAAATCTACCGGGTGGCGGGCGCGTTGTCGTTGGGCGATGGTAGGACAAAATATGCCGGAAGGAATACTGATAGATTATAACGATAGCCGACCTGCGATGGCGATTACCGCGGGGCTCCGTGCCCCGTCATTCTGCACAAGTTTTGCTGGTTACGGTACGGGGGCAAACCAGTTTCAGGTTAATACTCCATTAACGTCAGGCTCCACAGTTTTTGTTTTACCGACACGTCCGGTTGACGTTCAGGAGTTCGCAGACAATCAGACATGGATAGTTTTACCGATATATATGACATCCGTTACGAGAAACGGAGACAACGGTGTGACTGTTAACGGTACAAACAGGGGAAACTACCAGCGAATACCAAACTGGGCAGGAACTGTATTTGAAATTCTCCCTGCTGCTACTTACAACGAAGGACTTCTCGTTTCCAACTCTACTGATTTCACTGCAATTTCGAATCAGGCAAGATTAATGACATGTGCTTATGTTGGCACGGTGACAGTCAACGGCTCGATGGCGCTTCCCGTATCAGGAATACCATTCGGGAAGTGGAATAATAATAATGTGTCTGTAGGATTTGACGGAGCAAATATTATTGTAAGAGACATCAATTACTCAGGACGGGATGATGTTTCCGCATCTGTAACAATGGAACTGGTAATTTTCAATAATACCGCGCCTGTAGCCGGTGATGGCATTACCATGACAAATTCAGCAGGACAGGTAACATTTTCAACAGTGAAGCGCCCATTTGTATATGACCAGCAGCTAACGGTAACAGACAATAATCAATATATAGGTGATAAATATTGCCAGATAGTATTCACTGGCGCACAGTCAAGACGAGTGGATGGATATTTTAATATAAGGAAAAAGGGTGTGGTAATGTCAGGTGGAAACATCCGGTCAGCGTATAACCAGGTTGTTGGTAATTACAATGACAACAGATTTGATATGACATTTAATCAAAATATCAATATGCCAATTCTTGTCCTTCCGGATATGTATTGAGGAAATATTCATGTCAGCAGGAACCTTAACTCTTACCAATGACACAGATGCTGTTACTGGCAGCGGCACAGCGTTTACAGCAGAACTTGCTGCTGGCGATTTTATTGTCGTAACTGTCGGCGGCATCCCTTATACACTTCCGGTTAAAGCAGTAAATAACAATACATCACTGACGCTGGTTAGTGTTTACACAGGCCCGACACAATCCGGCGCTGCGTGGTCTGCCGTGCCTCGTGTTGCTTTGAACATGGTCACGGCTGCCTTGGTGGCTCAAAGCGCTGAGGCATTGCGAGGACTGAATTACGATAAGCAGAACTGGCAAAGCATTTTTAGTGGAACCGGCAACATAACAGTCAAATTACCTGATGGTTCTGCGTGGAACGGCCCTGCGTGGAATGGCATTACGACAGAACTAAATAAAAAGGCCAACGCCAGTGATCTCGGTTCTGCTGCTTCGAAAAACACTGGGTTAAATTCCGGTGACATAATGACGGTTGGGTCTTTTGGTATTGGTGCCAAAGATGGTGCCTATGCATTTGAAGTCAATGACTTTGGTGCAGTTCAGGTCGCAATGTCAGGTAGCGGACTCAGGACATATCGAAATAATGGTTTTCTTGGCGACGGTGATCAAAGTATTGCGCAATACAGCCCGACCATATGGGTTGGGACCGGGGATACCTGGGCATCATTATCGTTGCCGTATAGCCCTGCGGGGAAAATTGCGGTGGCATCAGGTAGTGAGTCTGCGGGCCGTATGGTAGTGAGGTTGCTATGGGATAATAGCAACACTGTCGTTGATGGTAATGGATTTATTAAACAGGCATCGCCGGTTGTCAGAATTTTCTCTGATGGAGGTTATGAAACGAATGATGAATCAGAAGGTGTGGTCGTAACCAGGATACAGACTGGCGAGTACCTTATCGAGGGGTGCACTGGCCTTAATGCAGATGCAGCATGGGGAGGGATTGACGGTGGATTTGAGATCCCCGTAGACCGAAATAAACTTGCTCGCATCTGGATCGATTATGAGGTCAATGCTGACGGTTCGGTACTGGTCAGAACGTATCACCGGGTTCATCCCTCAGCACCTCCGTTTGCTCAGAACAGAATAGGTAATACTGATATTAGCGGCATGTTTACTGAAACTGTTGCTGATGGTGAACCAGTCGACATTCCTGCAGATTCTTTTGTGTCTGTACGTGTGGAAATGCCGGAAAACAGCATCTGGAATAAGAAACAAGAGGCTACTCGTATCGCTATGGAGGAAACCAGGATGAAAGAAGGGCGGACAGATGGTAATAATGTGTAGCGATTATTTATGATGTGGGGCTGTCGACGCTGTACAGAAAGTTCCCGGCCTCTAAACTGGCTTAAATATGCGCATATGGCAATACCACCAGAAAATTTACAAAACCCATAATTTGAATTGAGAGAGAAACTTACAAACGAAGAGATGAATAATTAAACAGCCGTAGCGACTCCTGTATCTTGCGCGTATATTCAAATGAAACTACTGTATATAAAAACAGTATTTGGGTATGGATTATGGAATTTTTCAGACCTACAGAGTTGCGCGAAATTATTTATCTGCCATTTTTCAGTTATTTAGTACCGTGTGGCTTCCCAAGTCCCGCGGCAGACTACATTGAGCAGCGTATCGATCTTAATGAGTTGCTCGTTTCTCATCCCAGCTCAACGTATTTTGTCAAAGCAACGGGTGATTCAATGATTGATGCAGGCATCAACGACGGTGATCTGCTGGTGGTGGATAGCTCACGAACTGCTGAACACGGCGATATTGTTATTGCAGCCGTGGATGGGGAGTTTACTGTTAAACGCCTGCAGCTGCGACCTACAGTTCAGCTCAATCCGATGAACAGCGCTTATTCGCCGATCATCGTCGGCAGCGAAGACACGCTGGACGTATTCGGCGTCGTTACTTTCATCGTTAAAGCAGCGAGCTGAGTATGTTCGCACTTTGCGATGTTAATTCGTTTTACGCCAGTTGTGAAACTGTATTCAGACCAGATTTGAGGGGGCGTCCGGTTGTCGTACTGTCGAACAATGATGGTTGTGTGATTGCGCGCAGCACCGAGGCGAAGCAACTCGGTATCGCAATGGGTGAGCCATACTTCAAACAGAAAGAACGCTTCCAGCAATTTGGTGTTGTTTGCTTCAGCAGTAATTATGAGCTTTACGCTGATATGTCGAACCGGGTAATGACCACACTCGAGGAGATGTCGCCGCGGGTAGAAATTTACAGCATTGATGAGGCTTTTTGTGATCTGACGGGGATACGAAGCTGCCGGGATCTGACAGATTTCGGGCGCGAGATAAGAGCGACGGTCCTGAAGCGCACGCACCTGACTGTTGGCGTAGGCATTGCCCAGACGAAAACCCTTGCCAAGCTGGCTAACCATGCTGCGAAAAAGTGGCAGCGCCAGACAGGCGGGGTGGTTGACCTGTCGAACATTGACCGCCAGCGTCGGCTGCTGGCACTGATACCCGTAGAGGATGTGTGGGGTGTCGGTAGGCGTATCAGCAAGAAGCTCAATGCCATGGGAATCAAAACGGCTCTGGATCTCTCAGAGCAAAGCACCTGGATTATCCGCAAGCATTTTAATGTGGTACTGGAACGAACGGTCCGGGAGCTGCGTGGCGAACCATGTCTGGATCTGGAGGAGTTTGCACCGGCAAAGCAGGAAATCGTCTGCAGCCGGTCATTCGGAGAACGCGTTACCGAATACGAACAGATGCGCCAGGCTATCTGCAGTTATGCTGCCCGTGGTGCTGAAAAACTACGTGGTGAGCACCAGTACTGCCGTTTCATTTCAACATTCGTCAAAACTTCCCCATTTGCCCTGAACGAGCCCTACTATGGGAACAGCGCCGCAGTGAAGGTTCTCACCCCCACGCAGGATTCACGCGACATTATCAATACGGCTGTGAAGTGCCTGGATAAAATCTGGCGCGACGGCCATCGCTACCAGAAGGCGGGGGTGATGCTGGGTGACTTCTTCAGTCATGGCGTAGCGCAACTCAACCTTTTCGACGATAACGCGCCGCGCGCCGATAGTGCGAAGTTGATGGAAGTACTGGACCATCTTAATGCAAAAGACGGGAAGGGGACGCTGTACTTCGCCGGGGAGGGCATTCAGCAACAGTGGGCGATGAAGAGAGAAATGCTTTCGCCTCGGTACACTACCAGGTACTCTGATCTACTGCTTGTCAAGTAGATATACTTCTTCAGCAAGAAGTTAGATTAAAAGTATAGCTCTGAGCCATAGGTATTTTGAGTAATCATCTATATCGTTAACTATGCGCGAGCCGGTGAGGTTGTTGGGATTCAGATGATATAAAACAGAAAGGTGCAATCTCCCTTTTTTTAGTGTTAACATCATTTGACCAAATGACAGATCCAGCGTAGCGGATTATCATTTGTGTACCAGATTGTGTACCAATTTAGCAATTGTTGGTTAGATGGATACACAACTCACTGTAAATAAATTCATTTTCTCTT